GAATATATCTGTAACTGTTTTAGAAGCTGAAGCAAATGTTTCTCCATATAGAGTAGTTACTTCGCTACTGCTTAATGCTTTGTCAAATATTCTTACCTGGTCTATTGAACCGGGAAAAAAATCAGAAGCACTTCCTGTTAATTTGTAAGCCCCTACAGTGTTTGCATAACTATTAGAGGTAAAATCTGACGCGTTCCCAGTATCAGAAGCGTCTGTAACAACGGAAGTACCATTTACATAAATAACAGTACCCCCAGTTGATGATTTGGTTATTGCAATGTGCTGCCAAACGCCATCAGTTATTGAGCCTGAAGGAGTATTAACTTGACTGCCAGTAGCATTAAAACCAAGTATACCATTTGTTCTTATATCTACATAGTTTCTGTAATCACTGTAAAGTGTTAGGACAGTACCAAAGGCAACAAAACCGCTGGGCTTTACCCAAAAAGACAAAGTAAAATTATTTTGCTGACTTATAGCTGAAGATTCTGGTAAAGCAATTAAAGAACTACTCCCATTAAATACTGCAGCTCTATTAATATATCCTCCTATCTTTTGAGCAGCACCTGTTCCTGTATAAAGAACTGTATTGAAGTAACCTGATGGTAAATTACCTGAAGGAGCATCTCCTGCTACCTTCTTAAATGTCTTTCTATTTAAAGCCATATTATAAGTTTATGTCGTACTGTACTACTTGTGCTTTTGTGGTCTTGGCATTTATTTCGCCTTCTTTTGTTTCTACAGTTGTTCTTATTGCTGCTCTAGCATCTGTAATATCAGAGTCAGTAGTATTACTTAATTCAGTATCTCTTATAATTACCCAATCAGTTTCAGATAGTTTACTATTAGCAATAGCTTTTAAGTTTGCAATCTTTTGAGTTTTTAACTCTGCTAAACTTTGTGTCCAAGTTTTATTTGTCTTTGGATATGTAAAATGTGTATTAGCTGAATCCCAGAATATTTCCCCTAAATCGTGGATTTGTGAGTTATACCCATCAGGCATTACTACATCAAATAAACCCTCTGCTTTTTGCTTGGCTCTAGTTAGTTGGTCAAACCCTCCTAGATATTCTTTTTGACTACCTTTAAATGCTTTAGGTACTGATGTGTATACCTGTATCGTTCCGTTTCTATTTATTGCGTATGCCATTATGATCCTATTTGTGAGATTTGATACCACGCTTCTGACGTAGATATAAATTTAAATTCTATTAAGTTTTTTGCAGAACCTGTATCACTATAAGTTCCTCCTAGTTTGTTAAATGTTCCTGAAGAACCATTTATATTACCAAGTGCTAAAGTAAAAGAACCACCACTACCTGTAATTTGTAAAGTACAAGTAGAACCTATTTTTACATTTGTAAAAGCTACTGTGGTAGAATGTCCTGCTGTCCAAGTAAATACGTCTGCTATTGAAGTATCTATTGTTATTGCTGCGGATGATGTTACCGCACTTGCTGCTGTATATCTATTTGCTAATTGGTCGTGACCTACAACATCATTAGCGATAGTTAATGCACTTGACCCTGTTACGTCTCCTGTATGGGTTGCATTAGTAACTTTTGCTGTGTTGGCTGCAATCTCTGTATTAATTGAATTAGCTAGTTTATCTGCTGTAACGGCATCGTCTGCTATTTTACCTGTAGCTATTCCTAAATCAGCTAATGAAATAGTGACCGCACCTGTTGCTGTATCTCTTTCTATTGGTGCTGTTGCTGTTATACTTCCTACATCTCCTAAATCATCAGAATATAATTCTGTAAAGTTGTCGTTTATTTTATCAAATGCGGTTCTTAACGGATCACCTGTTCCATCATTTGCTGCACTCCCAATTCCTATTGTCTGTTTAGCCATTTTATTTTATTATTAATTCATACAAGAAGGTTCAGAAGGTATATCAATTGTATAATTATTTGATGAGATACCCCACCAACTACTACAATATATATTCCCCCAATTTATGTTATTTGCCATTATATTTCAGTTTGGTCAGCAGTTGTTGTTGTAGTGTCTGCAAATATGCTAATCATACTAGCTAGAAGACTACTTCCTCCTGCGATTGAAGGATAAAATATACCCCATCCTATAGTGCTATCTTCATTGGCATTTCCGAACCAACTCTTTTTGTATACCGACCCCCAACTCATTATTGTTCTTTATAAGATAACTATTTAATTTGATTTCGTTTTCTTTTTTAGGTCTATAAACCTTCTTCTTTTTTCTACCCATTATAAAACCCAACCGGTAAAATTAACGTCTCTTTCAGGGTACATTCCGTCATCCTGGTTAGATATATATTCTGGATATAAACTACTATTGTAATCCATATGATTCATAAATCTTTGAGTGTAAAACTCGGCAGTCTCCGTAGCGTGACTTGCAAGAGAATTAATCTCTGACTGATCTACAGATGTTGAATTTTCTGAATTGTGTTTATAAATACCACCATTTGATATTTGATAAGCTGCATAAGGTATATAAGCTGCTTGAGTATACCAAACAAGCATTTGTTTAATGTAATCATCAACTAGGGTTTTATAATTACCTGTTAAAGTGTTTGCTATAATATCAGCCTGTAATTTTTCGTATAATTTACTACCTAGATATGTCTGTATCTCAGTGTCCTGGGCCACTTCAATAAACTGTACTATCTTATCGGCATCTAAATTTCCGTCAAATATTGACTTTCTTTTTAATTCCTTTAATGTTATAAATAATGCCTTCATATTTATTCTTCTTCTTTAGGTTCTTCTAATTCAAAATCAACCTCTATATCCAACAATTCTTCTTCATCTATTACCTCTTCTTTATCTGAAGATAGCTTTTCACCTGTTTCTTCCTCTCTTTTAATCTTAGTAGATATATTATCTAACTCAGTAAATTCTATAGGTTGTAAAGTAGTAAAGTATAAGTCAAGCATTATTCCATTGAACGATAACAATTCTTTGAAAGCATCTAATAATAATGTTTGAAATGGTCTAATAACAATATTATCCATAAGGATTGATGCTGTTCTTAATTCTTCTGCGTTATTCCCAAATCCTGTATTATCTTTAATACCTAATAAGATAGGTGATACAACACCGTGGCCTATCATAATCTTTTCTCTACTCTCCTTAGCTAAAAAGTCATATTGAGCGTGAGCATCTGGTAAATGCATAGGCTCTACACCGGCTTGACTTTCAGAGCTCTCATTGAATGCAAGTATAAACCTACCTGCATTTGAAGACCCACTGAATTTATCATATATCTTTCTTTCTATAAGTTCCTGTATTTCATCTGTAGGAACGCCATTGTTAAAGTTTAATAATAAGGAAGGTTGTAGACCGTTCTTAATATTACTTATATGATAGTTAGATACCTCTTCTTCTAGAGAACAATACTGTAAACATCCTTGATAATCAACAGGACTATAATAATAAAATCCTGCTCTATATGGTTTAATGCAGTAAATCTCAATCTTCTCAGACCTAGTTCCATTTCTAAAAGAAGGTATCCTTTTAGGTTTATCTGATGGTTTTATATTGGCCCAATCTGGATGATAATAATAACCTTTTACTTTACCGTCTTTAGCTTTCTCTGCTCTTAATGTTTCGGTAGGGAAATGATGAAGGCCTGATATCTGTTTTTTACCTGCCTTATAAACAACCTGTATTGTAGCCTGACCTAACATTTTTAAATCATTAACCACTCTTTTAATATCATTCGGTCTTAGTATAGATTGCATCTTACCAAACATCTCAGGCTTTTCGGTAGAGTCTGTTGCGTTTAATCCTCTACCATAAATCATATCAACAATACCATTGATACACCTTGAATTTGTTGGACTACCTAAATATCTTTCTATAAGCTCATAGAAATAATCATTATCATCTCCATATTCAACCCATTCCCTTCTAGCATTCTCTTTTACTTTAGGTATTTCGTATCCAGATAAATTTACAACCCTCATACTAGGATCAACCTTTTTAGGTATTTGAATGTTTCTATTAGCTTTAATGTTTTTTCGACTCATATTATCATATATTGTTGCTCTTGCGTATCAGCATCATAATTATTGTATTCGCTAGTATTAAGTGTATGCGATATTGTTGTATCTGTTTTTGCAGTTGCATAAACTTTATCTCTATAAAGTAATGTAGAACCTTGTTTCACTTCTATAGAATAAGAAGTGTCTTCAGCTAAAATACTAAACGTACAAGGTATATCTAAAAAGTTACCATTTACAGTTGAAGTTAAACTAGTCAGTGTCTCATTCTTTTTTGTACCGTCTTCAACAATCTTTAACGTTAAATCACTAGCAGCAGTGTATGCCCTAGGTATTATGCTTAAAGTTTGAGAACCTGTACTTGGTAAAAGTCTTATCATATAATTATAACTAAATTACCTTAGTTTTGTTCACAAAAAAAGGGTAACCGTTAAGCTACCCTTTAATTATCAAATAAAACTCGGTTTAAGAGTTTGTACCTGGTGTAACTTGTACACTTGCACTACTCATCCCTGCGTAAGGGTCAGCTAGAGTTGGTGAATCTACAAAATTAGCAGGTTCTCTCTCCATAGCAGTAAGTGTAAGTGTGTAACCACTTAAATCTCCCATAGATGTACCGGTAGCAATAGTTCCTCCTGTTACTTCAGCACCGTGTTCTAGACCCATAACAAATACATTGCCGTTATAATCTTCAACTGCAACGTGAGGTCTTCCGTATGTCAACAACTTGATTTCTTTGTGATCCTCTTTACTTAACTTTCTCAAGGTAAGAGATAGAGTTTGCTCAAAGAAAGCAGTCCCATTTTCTGTACTAGCAGTAATACTTTGTTCAAAGCTGTTAGCACCTTTCAATTCATATTTAAAAGCTTCAAAAGTTCCTGATAAATCCGTAATCTCATCATTAGTCTTTGTTACAGTACCTAAATCACCAAAATCAGTGAAATATACTGCTCTTAGACCACCAACTACATCTTTACAAGGTTCTTTACGCCCTTTAGTTAAATCACAAGCCATATCTTTTTATTATTAAAAAAGGGTGAGTAGGCACTTTGGCTCACCCACCCTTTTAAGTTATTTAATTAATTATTAGTTAGCAGAGTTGGTAATACCGTATGTTACGATATCCTCAACAATTCCATATTGCACACCTGCACTAAATCTCATTACAACTCTCACATTTTGAGAACCATCAAGATCAGCCATATCGATAACTTT